TCATCATCATAAGTCGTACCACCTGCATAAGTGGCGGCAACCTCTTCGGGTATCGTGGTGCTGGTAAGCCTTGTGTCAGTTATCTCAATTGGAGGTATTACTTCCATTTACGCGGTCTCCGTTACAAGTGCGTTACCGTCGCGAGTTACCCGTATCAGCAAGTCCGCTGTTGTTTTTACGCTGGCAGCAATTTTCCGCATTTCGTTGAGCATTCCGGCAGACTCGCCGCCGCTGTTTGAATTGCGAGGGTCGTTAGCCGTTAAAACTTCCTCGTTCTTGTGTAGCTCCGCTCTATATCCGTCAAAAGGAACCCTTCTTAGTCCGTTAAAGTGAGAGCCGTCAACACCCGCGAGTTCTGTCCATCGTGTGGCAAATTTAGCCAACTGATCATCTAAAGATGCTCCGTCTGAGCCGCCTTCCTCGCTAGCCTGACCAAAGAAAGCGCCGCGCCCCTGTCCTTTTTCATCGTATCCAATGAAGTCGGAAGCGTTTAGGCTAGGCATTCTTCCCGTGGAATCAAAGTGCATTTGCGTAAGGTGGGCGTCTAATTCTCTAAAGGCGTCAATTGTGCCCGTCGCCGCTTCTTGGCCTGATCGCCTCGCAAATCCCGTGAACTGTGCGCCGCTATCAAAGGGGGCAATATCAAAGCTTCCAGCGTGACCCAAGTCTTGAGTAAACATTCCTGCGTTGCTGGACATTGTGCCGCTATCATCAAGCATTTTTGCAAGCAGGGCCGCGCCACCTAGCGCCCATCCCCATCCGGGTATCGCCTGCAAAACTCCCATTACTGCCGAGCCCGCAGACGCAAGGCCAGAGCCTACCGCAGAAACTCCAGATCCAATGCTTGCCATTATTCCTGTGCCGCCTACCGCCGCACCCTGTGCCGCCATACCTGAAGTCATGCCAGCCATCGCTGCGCCAGATCCCGCTGCCGCTGTCCCCGCTCCCGCCGCTGCCATTCCTGCTGATATGCCGCTAGCGCCCGCCGCCGCGCTTACTGCCGCACTGGTGCCTGCCGTTGCCGCCGCTGTTCCTGCTGTTCCAAAAATAGATGAAATCGCGCTAGAGCCTGCGCTTCCAAGAATTGATGAGATAGGGTTTCCCGCGCCGGTTGATGCTGTGCCCCCAAATCCGACCAAGTTCATTAGCTTAGATGCCGCCCATTCAGCAACCATGCGCTTGATCATTCCAGTAAACGCCTCGGCTATCTGGCTAAAAGCGCCTTTACCGTTGTTCATAATATTGACGAAGGTTGTGGACAGATAATCGTGAGTTCTGCCCCATGCTTCCTCTGCCGCCCGAGCAGCTTCATCGTTAGCTTTTTCTAAAGCCGCAGCCTCGGTCGCCGCATTCGTTAGCGCTGTTTTTTCCTTGTCTATTTCAGTCACGAGCGCAACAATCTCCTTTCCTAGTAAGCTGGTAGAAGTCACCCCTGCTGTCTGTAAGCCGTTTCTTATTCCTATCTGTGTGGATGTTAGTCCCAAGGCGTCTTTTTCATTTTTAAGGCTGGTAATTAAGCTGATAGCCTTCCCGTCAAGCTCGCCCGTAGATGTGGCCGAATTATCGACTACCGTTTTGAAGTCGGAAAGAGCAACATCAGCATCACCCACGGCTGTATCAACGTCTCCTGTCGTGTCTTTTAGGGTCACTAGCTTGCCTTCTAGCGCAACTATTCGCCTTTTTGATTCGCCTATCGTGGTATTGAAAGTGCCCGTATTGGTGTCGGCATTTTTCAGCTTTGTAAGGGTAGTTTCAAAAGTGGTGTTAAAAGTTTTGATGGCGCTAAGTGGGCTTGCTGCCGCCGCAGCTATTGCAGTCATTGTGGCAATAGCTTTGTTTTGTACATCGACAAAAGCCCCGCTTACCGTCCCGAGAGCGCCTGCAAATTTTTCTAATAAATAAAGCTTCAAAGTTTCCCATGAAATTTCAATGCTAATTGCGGCGTTTGATCCGAAAGTTTTAATTGCCTCCCATGTCGCCTTTATTGGAACGCTTGCAACATCTATCGCCGTGGCGATTGCCCCCCAAACCGCAACCGCAACATCTTTTAGGGCGTTAAATATTGTTGCCACAGCCGTTAGGGTTGCCGGAAAGGTTTCCATTAGATAGACTTTTAGCTTCTCCCAAGCAATCTGGACATTGACCGCTGCGGTGGATGCGGCAGTCGTTATGTCCTCCCAATTTCTATATATGACCACGGCGGCAGCAGCTAAGGCAGCAACAATCAGCCCTATGGGGTTAGCCAAAAAAGCTGCGTTCATAGCAAGAACAGCCTTTACAACAAGCCCAATCCCTCCCACAATCACTGTAGGCGCAATCATTACAGAAAGCGCTGCGCCAACAGCCGCAACTACCGTTCCAATTGTTTCTAGGTTTTCAGTAAAGTAAAGAATCGCGCCACTGGCCGCCGTAATGCCAGCGCCAAAAATATTAATCCCACCGGTGTCTCCCATCTTGCGAAATAGGCCATCGACATTATCTTGTAAGTTGCTTAAAAGACCAGGCAATCTTTCCATTTGGTCCTCCATCGCGCCAGCGAATTGAACCTCGCCAATGCCCATTAAATATGCCTGTATCTCTCCTGCGTTTTTACCGATTGTGGTGGTTATGCCCTGAAAGGTAAAAGAAACATTATCGCCCTGAGACTTAGCCTTGATACCAAACTCTTTTAGTCGCTCAAATTCGCCCGTAGAAGCGTCAGCCACGGCTTCTATCATTTGGGACATGTCTTTACCCATAGCTGAAGAAGTGTTGCCGTATGACAAAAGGGCGCGCTCTGACGGGTCTAATCCCAAAGCCTTTAGTTTTATGAAAGCGTTTACAGATTGATCTAAAGTAAAAGGGGTTTGTGAGGCAAATTCAGTTAATTTATCAAACGCCTTGCCAGCATTCTCGGCGCTGCCTGTGATTGTAGTAAGAGAGCCTCTGAGCTTTTCAGTCTCCACAACAACATCGGCAAACTTTCGACCAATCGCCATGCCGCCCATCGCCACGGCAATGACGCCCACGACCTTTTTGACGTTCGCGCCCATCGAGGTGAAACTTTGGTCAATCTTTTTGGTATTGGCGTCGATTGATTTTTGGCCGCCGTTAACAGCAGTTTCGGCTCTTTTAAGCTCTTTTCGAAGACCTTCGGTTGTCGCGTCTATACGAAGTAACAGGTCACTGACGTCTGCCATATTTCATCGCCCATAAAAAAGGCCACAAAAGCGGCCAAATAAAATTAGTCTGAATTGAAATTAAAAAAGTCTTCAGTCGTGTACTTGAGTCTCTTTTTGCTTAACGATTGCTGAAATAAAGGAGGACATGCTTGATTCTTTTTTCTTCGGTTCTGACTTCTTGCCGCCGTTTTGCATCTGGATAAAATCTATCTTGGCAGCTATTGAAATGGTAATTTCGGGGACTGTGCTATTCCATGCTACATCGGGCGACCATCCAAGCCAGCCCGTTGCAACACCGAATATATGAACAAGGTATTCAGCCTCGGTCATAGAATCGCCTTCTACTTTTTTTTAGTAGAATCCTCGGATTCCGTATCACCATTTGGATTCATCAACTTGGTAATAAAAGGAACCACTTGTTCCGTTGCGCCCGCGATACCATGAGAGAAAACAGCTTCTTCAATATCTCCCAGTTCTCGCGGAACAGATCCAGCGCCAGCAGAAATGATGGCCGCGATGGTTTCGACATTAAGCTGACCCAATGCCTCCATCGCTCCGCGTAAACCACCAAATCTAGCTTGGATTTTCTTCATCGCTTTGAGCGTAGGGCGAAGCTCGTAAATAGTATCGCCCAGCTCGATAGTTACCTCGCCGTGACCTAGACTCATGCTCTAAGATCCACAATGAAGCCTTGGTCATTGGTTATCATGTGCTCAACCAATTCCATGTCTTCAACGCTGCCACCAGGATACTGCTCGTTGCCAACCTTGCCTCTCCAAAAGATAGTTGTTGCATTACCAGCCGCAGGGTCGTTGTAAACAACTTTCATGTTATAAGCCGCCTGAGTGGTAACAGCCGCCGCTTCGCGCAAATCAATTTGACCAGCATCGTCAGGGTCGTAGCCGACAGTGATCATTATATTATCGCCCGCCTTTGAGGATTTGCTCTGAACCGTGCGTCCAGTGCTTAATCCTGTGAATGCGGAAAAGTTTTGCGTATCGGTTAAGGCAGAAATAGACTGAACCTCTCCAATCTGAACAAAAGTATCTGCCTCCATTTCTGATAAGGTACTACCTGCTCCGGTAGTGCCGATGTGAACTGTTGCGAATGCCATTGAATAAACAGCCATAATATTGCACCTCCAAAGTGCTAGTTTTTAAAACTCTAAAAGAACTTGCAGGCGCAATTGGCCCATGTAAGTTACACCATCAGACTCCCTATTGGTTCGCTTCGACAAAACCTGAGATTGCGCGACTCGGCCAGTAGAGAGAGTGAATTTTTGATCATGGAGCAAGGTGTCAAGCTCGGCCATGATTGATAAAACTTCCTTCTGTCCCCGGTAATCTGACCAGACAGAGAAATACATTATTTTTTGATCTTTTCGATCAGAAAGCCAATTCGCTCTTGACGAATCCTGATAGTCGATAGTGACATAAGGATAATCTGCGTCCTGTGGTACTGAGTCATACACAGGGACCGATAGCTGCGCGTCTAGCTCTGCGTAAACGGCAGTTTGAAAGGCAACCGAAGGATCGCTCATAAGCCTTGCGCCTTCTTAACCGCGTCAGTAATAACCTTCTCAACACGACTGATTATTTTGGGCTTTTCATAGTCCCAAGCTGGCTGTAAAAAAGGCTGTGCAGCCATTCTTGTGCCGCCATTGCTATTCTTTGTGCCGAACTCTAAAAACCT